GGGAATGTTTTGATGAGTTTAAAGACTTTATTTCTACAAAGACTAACTGCACTGTTATGCGGCATCCACAACTAGAAGCAGATGATCTTATTGCTGGTTGGGTACAAGCACATCCTAATGACAATCATGTTATTATTAGTACTGACGGTGACTTTGCACAACTTATTGCACCTAACTGTAAACAGTATAATGGTATTCAAGACGTTACTATTACACATGAAGGTTACTTTGATAAGAAAGGTGAACGTGTAATAGATAAAAAGACTAAAGAGGCTAAGCCTGCACCCGATCCTGCATTTATGTTGTTTGAAAAGTGTATGCGTGGCGACACTAGTGACAATGTGTTTAGCGCCTATCCAGGTGTTAGAAAGAAAGGCACTAAAAACAAAGTAGGTCTTATTGAAGCATTTGAAGACAAAGACAGTAAAGGCTTTAATTGGAATAATATGATGTTACAACGTTGGACTGATCACGAAGGTGCCGAACATCGTGTACTAGATGATTATACTCGTAATGTTGTACTATGTGACTTGACAGCACAACCTGACGAGATTAGAGAGATAATTAATAACACTATTGCAGAAAACGCAAAGCCTAAAGAAGTACAACAAGTAGGTATGCGTCTTATGAAATTTTGTGCTAAGTGGGATATGCAACGTATTGCAGATCAAGCAGCACAATACGCAGAACCATTGCAAGCGAGGTATAATGCATGAGTGTAAGAGCTAAAACAGTTTTAGAAAATAAATTCTGGATTGTAGAAGATAACGGTCAACGAATTGGTACACTTAGTAAAAACGATGATGGTTATATTTTAGCAAAAAAAGGTGATGTTACTGTATATCAAAACGAAAGGCAACTAAAAAAACATAGTGGCTTAAAATTTACTATTGCAGAACTAGCAAAGAAGAATACAAACGAAGCATACGAAGTACATGGATATCCTGCAAAAGGCAATCCTTATAACAGTATGTTTGATATTAAACGTAAATTACCGTTATTTACAAAAAGTGAAAAATCTAAAAGTGTATACTGTGCAGGATTTTATTTGATTAAGTTTAATGTAAATTGGCTTAAAAGTTTTTGTCCTAAATTGATTACAGTTGAACGCAATGAATATATTGGACCATTTAAGACTGAATTAGAAATGAAAGAAAAACTAAGACATGTCAACCGAGCCAATTAATACAATACCTATACAACAGTTTTTACAAAAAGTAAAATCTGCAGACAGTGGTAATGCTAGAGAAGTAAAGTTAGATATAGCAACTGCAAAAAATTTAGCATTTACACTAGGCATAGTAATGGCAAGAATGAATGGCGATTTAGAAAAATTTGTAAAAGAAAACTCGGGCGGATCTGTAGAAGATATAACAATCGAACTAGGTAGTGCTAACTCGGATTGGTAGATAACGGCGTATAAAAAGATAAATATATGCGTACATAATTGGAGACGCATATGAGTAGGCCAAAGCCCAATGTATTAATGGAGTATACGAATCCAGCTACCTATAAGAGTGAGCAAATTTTACATGCTGACGCAATATGGGCAGTATTCTATAATAATGAGCCATTCAATCTAAAAAGTTCGAATGCTTTAACAAATTATCCTGGTCCAAAATACAAAAAAACTAGTTTTTCAAATCCTGGTCATGCACACAACCTTGCAAAAAAATTAAATCAAATGTTTAAATCAGACAAGTTCACTGTTGTAAAACTTACAGCAGGTGAAACTATAGAAAATGTCTAATAAAACTGTTTACACCAAAATATTTTTAAAGGAACTTGGTCAAAGCACTAGCGAACAAAATGTAAAAGCTAGTATGCCTTTATGGTGGTATAATACTAGACAAAAAGAAACTGGTGGTCTTAGATTAACAGACACAGGTTTTGAAATTATTAACAAAATAGAACTTGCAACATACGATATACCTTATCCGAGGGATATGCCTATGACAACACAAGTTATTATATTTTTAGATAAATTTATAGATTGCCCATATTACTTAACAAATAGAAGTATTACGGTTACAAATGAGAAAAAAGCAGTAGAATTAACATTGTTTAGTGGCGATCTACGTAAGTATGGACTTACAAAAGCTATGAGCAGAAACAAAGATGAGAATTGATTTACACGGATATCATGTACACGAAGGTTGGCATAAATTTAAAATACTAGTAGACGATGCTTACTTTAAAAATATAAAAAGATGTACTGTAATAACAGGACAAGGTATCATGGCAAGAGAGTTTCCAACTTGGGCAAATAATCATCGATATATAAGAGAGTGGAAACCAACTACAAACAATCCTGGAAGTTTTTTAATTATTCTTACAAAAAGAGGTTGACTATGTTGTCAGTATTGTGTATATTAGTTACATAAGCACTGATTAACATAAAGGAATACGAAATGTCCGAAGCACGAACACTTTCACCTAGCAAGGTAAAAACTGCACTTGGTTTTGCAATGCGCAAAAAACGTCCTGTCTTTATTTGGGGTCCTCCAGGTATTGGTAAGTCTGATATTGTAAAACAAATTACAAATCAAATGTCAAATAGTAAACTAATTGATATTCGTTTGTCATTGTGGGAACCAACAGATATTAAAGGAATTCCATACTTTGATAGTAACTCTAGCAAAATGGTGTGGGGCGCACCTGCAGAATTGCCAGACGAAGAAATGGCATCAAAGTATGATCATATTGTACTGTTCTTAGACGAAATGAACTCAGCGGCGCCAGCTGTACAAGCGGCAGCGTATCAGTTGATTCTAAATCGTCGTGTAGGACAATATAAACTACCAGACAACGTTGTTATCGTTGCTGCTGGTAACCGTGAAGCAGACAAAGGTGTTACTTACCGCATGCCTGCTCCACTTGCTAACCGCTTTATCCACTTAGAGATGGGTGTTAACTTTGACGACTGGTTTAGCTGGGCCGTTGATGCTAAAGAACATCAGGATGTAGTAGGTTATTTGCAATTTGCAAAACAAGACTTATACGATTTTGATCCAAAAAGTTCAAGTCGTAGTTTTGCTACTCCTCGTAGCTGGTCATTTGTTTCAGAATTGCTCGAAGACGAACTTGACGATGGCACTACAACGGATCTAGTTGCCGGTGCAGTAGGCGAAGGCCTTGCAGTCAAGTTTATGGCGCACCGTAAAGTTGCTGCAAACATGCCAAACCCTACCGATATTCTAAAAGGTAAGGTGAAAGAGTTACTAACAAAAGAAATCAGTGCAAAGTATTCCTTAACTGTATCTCTTTGTTATGAACTTAAAGAAGCGGCGGATGCTAATGATAAGAAGTTTGACGATAAAGTAAATAACTTCTTGCGTTTTGCAATGGATAACTTTGAAACTGAATTGGTTGTTATGGGTATCAAACTTGCTCTTACACAGTATTCACTTCCAATTGATCCAGACGAAGTTGCTTGTTTTGACGAGTTCCATGACAGGTATGGCAAGTATATCAAGGCTGCACAGAGCGCTTAATGGTGCAAGTTGGGCAACTCTTTATAGAGTTGTCCAATTTTCTGGTTGACAAAAGTGTAAATAATGCTATATTAAATGTAGCACTGATGAAAGGAATACTATGTTAGATTTTGCACCATACGTTGTAGCAATGAAAATGTCGGCAAAAGACACGCAGACAAAGTTAAAGGCTTGGCAACCTGACCCAGATATTACAGCAGAACAACTAGAAGAAATGCGTGTTGTTGTACATGAACGTATTATTACTGCTCGTGTAGGTTTGCTATTGCGTCATCCGTTTTTTGGAAACATGGCAACAAGATTGAAAATTGTTCCAGCAGATGAATGGTTAATGACCGCCGCAGTTGATGGACGCAATTTATATTACAATACTCAATTCTTTAATGCAATGGATAATAAAGAAGTTGAGTTTGTACTTGCACACGAAATTTATCATATGGTATATGATCATTTAGGACGGAGAGATAATCGCAATCCTATGCTATACAATATCGCCGCAGATTATATTGTTAACAACGAACTTGTAGACGGACGCATTGGTACAAAGCCTAAAATTGTTGACTGTTATCAAGATTTTAAATATCGTGGTTGGACTTCTGAAGAAGTTTATGATACATTATACGACGAAGCAAAAAAGAACGGCGAAGAGTTTGTAAAACAACTAGGCGAAATGTTAGACGAACACCTTGACATGGAAGGTGACGGCGACGAAGAAGGGCAGTCTAAAGGTCGTCCAAAATATTCACAAGCAGAAATTGACCAGATTAAAGACGAAGTAAAAGAGGCAATGATTAATTCAGCTCAAACAGCAGGCGCCGGTAATGTTCCTGCAGGTATTGAGAGAATGGTTAAAGAACTTACAGAACCAAAAATCAACTGGCGTGAACTATTGCGTCAACAAATACAATCAACAATTAAACACGATTATACGTTTGGTCGTCCATCACGCAAAGGCTGGCATACTGGTGTTATTCTTCCAGGTATGAATTTTATGGATACAATTGATATTTGTGTTGCTATTGATATGAGTGGTTCTATTAGTAATGAACAAGCAGGTGTATTTTTAAGCGAAATACAAGGTATTATGGAAGAATACAAAGACTACAAAATTAAAGTATGGTGTTTTGATACCAAAGTATACAACGAAGACGACTTTTCTGGTGATGATGCCCGTGAAATTACTGAGTATAATGTTGCCGGCGGTGGCGGCACTGATTTTGTAGTAAATTGGACATATATGAAAGACAACGATATTCAACCAAAAAAGTTCATTATGTTTACAGACGGCTATGCATGGGATAGCTGGGGTGACGAAAATTATTGCGATACTGTGTTTATTATTCACAGCAATCATAACAAAGAGTTGCAGGCACCTTTTGGTATTACTGCACATTATGAGGAGGCCGCTTGAAACGTCTTATTAAAGAATTAGATGTTTTAGAACTAAGACGTGTGTCATTTTGTCCTGACCACTTTGTTAGGACAGAATTACCACGTTCGTATAATTTAGAAGTTGCAATGGTGCAATGGATACAAGACAATTTAACTGGTAGATTTTTCTTTGGCATAAATGTCACACTAAAAGACAATGCTATTTCTAAAGTCTACACAGTTGGATTCGAAAAAGCAAGTGAACTAAGTTTTTTTATGTTAGCTTGTCCACATTTAAAATATAATTAAAAGTACGCAGATAATTAATATTATATAAGGAGACTATACATGTCAGCGACAGAACAACAAAATGCAAACGATCTAAATATCCAAGATTTAGCAGTTATGCGTAGTGTAATTGAAACAGCTACCGAGCGTGGCACATTCAAAGCACAAGAACTTGCAGCCGTTGGTACACTCTTTAACAAATTAGATATGTTTCTAAAAGCAGTTGAAGATCAAGCCAAGGCAGCACAGGAGAGTGCCGAAGAGGCACAAGAACCGGCCGATGAAGGCCCAGGAGAAGGTTAATGGCTAACATTAAACATGTAGGGAGAATATCCCATAACCAACGTAAGGTTGTTGTAGCATATAGAGTTATACCCGGAGATCCGGAAAATTGCTTAATTGTTGCAACAGAAAGCCTTAGTGCAGATGAACATGATGCTTTGATTAAAGCAGTTGAGTCTGCAAGTGGACAGTCAGCATACGAATTTGCAGAAGCAATGGCAAGAAACCAATTGCCAGACGGACGCAATATGTTAACAGGCTTCCAAAAATACGGAAAGTTTCAAAAAGTACCAACTAAGATGGTAGAAATGACTCCAAACACTGTTACTAGTGTAAACCTTGCCGAATTAAACCAAATTATGGCAGATCAAAAAGGTTGTACTATAAACGACCTTGCACTAAAAGACGATCAGGGTAACACTGTACCAGTACAAACAGCAGCAAACGATAAAGTTGTCGATGCTACTTCAATATACACTGATACACCAGCAACTACTTCAAGTACAAGCGACGGTGTACTAAGCGATGAAGACTTAGCAGCACAATATCGTTCTCAAGCTGATGCGTTGTTTAAAGAAGCGAAGGCTCTTAGAGAACAAGCAGAAGAATTAGTACCAACAAAAAAGAAAAGTACAAAGAAAACAACTGAATCAGCATAAAAATGAAAAAAAATGAAAAATACTGGCAGGATATATTTAATACTGTTGACATGAAATACCTGCCAGTATCGTATATGAAATCAATTCATGTCGAATTTAGTGATGGCGAACACTGGGAAATAGATATCGATGAGCAAGAAAAAACAGATCTTCCTGTTGACGAAGTTTTAGACGACTTTTTTTCCGAATACGAACAAGATATTGTTGAAGTAAATTTTGAAATGGATTTTGAAAAAATTAAATACGATATTGCCAAACGAACTACAAAGTTCCTCAAACATAACAAATAGATAATTTCTTATAGTGATAAATACAATGTACGATAATAAACTGTCACCTAGGAGAACTTAACATGGCTTTGCGATTAAGACGCGGTACTGATGCAGAACGCTTACTGATTACCCCAGCAGATGGGGAAATGATCTGGACCACAGATACACAAGAACTTTATGTTGGAAACGGCACAACAGTCGGCGGCATAAGAATTACAGGTGCAACAAATGATAGCCCCGATGTTCTTACACGAAATTTAGACTTAGCATCTAACACAATATTTGGCTCTGGTGATATTAATATTAGTGGACAAATAACTACATCAGGATCTATAACTGCAACAGGTACAGTGACAGCAGCAAGTTTAGTAGGTGATGGTAGCCAAATTTATAATTTAAGTGCAGCAAACCTAGATGTAAGCGATCTAGTTGTTGAAGGTGGTACATATTATATTAATTTAGTAGGACCAGATAGTGCTTCTGTATTAGACAGTCAAACTAGTGTTTTAAATATAGATACTATTACAACAGATAATATTGCTATAAGCGAAGCTCTCACAGTTGGCGAATCTGTTACAGCAAATCAGTTCTTTGGTGATGTAATAGGTGAATTACATGCAGAAGATAGTAGCATTGTAATAAACAGATTTGGTGAGTTGTTTACTAATAAAATTACATCTGACGAATTGCAATTTAGAAGAACAGACACGCAGAATAACTTAGTAAGAGTTGCAGGAGAGCAAAACGAAGGTGGTCACATCTACGAAAGAAGAACAGCAACTGATTTAGGCACTTACGACTGGGTAGGTAGAGTTAAATTTGATAAGTTTGATACTACTGATAACTCTAGAACAAATTTCGCATTTATAAGTGCATCCAAAGGTGGAATGTTCATTAGCCATGATAGCACAGGTTCTCATGGCGGAGATGTTTCATCATCCTTTGTAGATGGTAAAGTATCATTAGCTGGATTTAATTACAGAGATGGATATCAAGTAAATATCACAGGTAATACAGATATTAATAGCGGAAAATTAAATCTAGGATCTGTAGCACCTGCAGATGTAACTACACCAGAAAACGGAGATTTAATTTATAACCCAGGTGCAAATAGATTATTCGTAAGAGAAAACGATATATGGAAGTTTCCATTAACTGTTGATTCATCAGCAGTATACTTAGAAAATACACTACCAATTCAACAAGCAAACTATAGCACAGTAGCAATTGGTATTGGACTTACCGCAGCACAAGAAGACGGTGTGTTACTGTTTAATACAACTGAACAACAGCTTCAAGTATATGCAGGAGCAAAGTGGAACAATGTTGCAAGCGATGGCGGAACGTTCAAAGGTGATGTAAACGGTAGTGTAGGGTTAGACGACAGTACAACTATTATCGACGGTACAGACGGAACTATTACAGCACCAGCTACAGTAAAGTTCGGCGAATATAGTACAGCAGAAAGAGATCAGCTAACAGGACTAGCAGGAATGGTAGTTTTCAATACTACTACTGCCAAGTTACAAGTATTTAACGGAAGTACGTGGTTAGACTTACATTAAGTAAGTCTAACACTTTTATTTTTCAATAATTTGAATTTTTTGTTTTGCTTTTGTAGGAAAGACAAAATCGCTTGAGTGATGTTCTCTACGATTTCTATCTTCATTTTTAAAGCCAATGCCCATTAACAACATAATGTTATTATCTGCACCTAATATTTTTGCAACTTCATCTGCATCATAACAGCTACAGCAACCAGTATTTAGACCTAACATACTAGCAGTTAAATTAGCATATCCAGCAGCAATGCCTACTGCTACATGCGTATCTCTTATTAAGTTTTCAGCAGATGTACTAGACATTTGCCCTTTAATTTTCTTTTCATACCATTCGTCGTTTCTTACTTCGTCGTTTGAAATATAAAAAGGATTAGTTGCTTCGAATACAACTAATAAATTTGCTAAAACTTGACTATTAGTTGTAGTTTCACTTGTTTCAAAGTTATATGTAAATCCATCTGTTTTAGAATGGATACTTTCAATAACATTTCGATCTTGTATAAAATGCACCTTGTAAAACGCCATATTTTGTTTACTTGGGCAATTTGCTACAGCATGTTTTAGTAATTCTAAATCAGCTTCTGAGATTTCTTTTTCTAAATCCCAATTACGTTGGCAGTGTTGGCTACGTATTACAGCTTTTTTTACATCATTGTAAGTAGTTTGCATAGTTAATCTCCTATGCTATTATTTATCTAATAATGTTGCTACTAGATGGAGCCGGTCTTCCTTGCTTGCATTTATAGCAGTATGATGTATAGTTGTATTCGTAATATACCACTGTTGCTGTTCTAAATGTTGTACTTCGTTGTCTATAAGCATAAAACACCCTTCTTGTGTTTTCATAGGAAAATGAATACGTTGAGTATTATCTTTGTGCCAACTTAAACAAGTTTTTGGTTTAGAAATCATTATGCGAACTCTTCCTAAATTATATCTTTCTTGTAACGCATTATATACAGTTTCAAATGCAGTGTTTTCAAATTGCTTGCACAGATATTTAAAGTCAGGTTCTTTTAAAGGAATCTTACGAAACGGTACTACTAATTTACCGTCAGCATGATAACTATAATCCCAATCATAAATTAAACTACCTCTTCCTAATTTATAATTGTTAGACTGCGGTTCTGTTGTATTCAAGCATATCTGATCAGTTTCGTTATCGTATTCTATTTGTCCGTTATCTATTAATTCTAATAATTCTTTGTAAAGATCAAACACAGGAAGATCAAGTTTTTCAAATTTATTCATATGTTTGTTCCATTAATAGTTTTGTATCTAATGTGTATTTTTTTTGTTTATTTTGTTTTTCTAAATAATTACTTAAATTTTCAGTATCTAAGTCTTGTGTTCCAATAATATTTATTAAGCTATCAAACCATTTATATACTTGCTGCCCATTAGCACACTTATTTTTATTTTGTGTGAATATTTCTTTACTTTGTTCTACATACTTTATAAAAGACTTTGGTGCTTTTGCTATACTAAGTTCAGTTGGTTCTAAAACAAAATTGCCATTTAACATAAAAATTTTGTCTATTTTACATATACGTTTTATATAATTAGGCAGATCCTTTACAGTTAACAAGTTTACTGTTGGATTAAAACTAATAATAGATGTATTTTTATGAGAAGATAATGTATTTAAATTGTTATTCCATTGTTGCCAATCTGCTCCGTGTCTAACATTTGCAAAAATGTCTTCTGTACTTTCTCCGCTAAATCCCCAAACCCAATTCCAATTTGTGCATTCCATATATTTTAGCAAAGTAGATAACACATGTTGATGCATATTACCATTACTAGTTGTTATTAAAGTTATATTACTGTTGTCTGCATCGGTTTCAATTAAACTTTTTATAAATTGGTGATAACCTTTACTAAGCGTAGGTTCACCGCCTAACATGTTTATTTGTATTTTTTTGTTTAAACTCTTTATATAGTTAGTTACTATTTCAACATCATTC